GCATATTCAAATAATGAAGATGACAGAGCATTGCTCAAAAATATATTATCGGAAGAATACTACAACGCAGTAATGGCAGTGTGGGGCGACAATCCAACCGTTGATGAGCCGATAGAAAGCGAGGTGTAAGCGATGAAGATTGATATTGTACAGCTTGCCGAAATCATATCTGCGTTAGCTTTAATTGGCGGTGTTGTATTTGGTGTTTTTAAATTTATCGAAAACAACAAGAAGCAGAACGCTGAAATCAAAAAAATCAAAGGCGAGCAGACCTTGACAATGTATGCACTCCGTGCGTGTCTTGATGGTCTGAAACAGCAGGGTTGTAACGGCAGAGTTACCGAGGCTATCAATAAGATTGATAAGTACCTCAACCAGTCGGCACATTCGGCGGAAGATTTAAATTGAAAGGATGATAATAATGAAAATGACAAACAAAATCTATGATGTACTTAAATACATTGCTCTTATCGTACTGCCTGCAATCGGTACACTTTACTTTGCCGTAGCAGGCATTTGGGGCTTGCCATACGGCGAACAGGTTGTCGGCACTATTACAGCCATTGACACCTGCCTTGGTGCATTGCTCGGCTTATCAGCGTATAAGTACAACAAAAACGAAAGTGAGGAATGATTATGGCAAAGAAAATCTATCTCAGTCCGTCAAATCAGAACAGAAACACCTATGCAACGGGCGGTACAAACGAAATGGCGCAGTGCGACAAAATCGCCGCCGCAACAGCCAAAGCTCTCAAGCGTTGCGGTTTTGAAGTTCTGGTTGCAAAGTCGGGAACGCTTATGCAGACAAGATGTCCCGAATCTGACAGGTTCGGTGCGGACATTCATATGCCGATTCACACTAATGCGTTTAACGGCAAGTACACAGGCGGTACAAGAGTTTTCTGCCTGAACTCAAACGGCAGAAAGGCTGCTGAGGCGGTAAAAAATGCCCTCGGAGCAATCTCGCCCGGCAAGGACGATTCAGTCAGCTACAAAACCGACCTTTACGAAATCAATGTGCCGAAGGCATTAACCGTGTATGCTGAGTGTGAGTTTCACGACACCGTGACAGGCTCAAACTGGATTCGCAATAACACAAACGCAATCGCCGAGGCAATCTGCAAAGGCTTGTGCAACTACTACGGCATTACATATAAGTCGGCAAGTTCATCATCGGCAACCTCAAAGCCGTCAACCTCGACCACAACAAAGCCGAGCACATCAGCCTTTAAGCCGTACCTTGTAAAGATTACATCATCAAACGGCGTAAATATCCGCAAAGGCGCAGGCACAAACTATGCCGTGTGCGGCTCAATCCCCAAGGGCGGAGCATACACGATAGTCGAAGAAAAGTCGGGTGCAGGTGCAGCCAAGTGGGGCAAACTCAAAAGCGGCGCAGGCTGGATTGCCCTTGACTATACCGCAAAAATAAAATAAGTTTTAAACCGAACACATAATTGCAAAAAAATTCCCCTCATCCACCGTAAAAAGTGGGTGAGGGGAGTTTGTTATTTGCGGATATTTTTAAGCTCTTTCAGTATAAGCCGTTCAAAGTAAGGTTTAGGGTAGTTTGGATTGTTGTCGCTCTCCCAATTTTCCCAAGTGCGGTACGGCACTTCCATTATTTTTGCAATTTCTGCTCTGCTCAATCCTGTTGCAATTCTTGCCTCTTTAATTTTATTCATTATATGTTCTCCTAAATCTTATAAAATCACAAACAGTTTGCACAAGGACTATAACTGCATTTATACCCAAGGCTATGCGAGCAACAACAAAAAATTTACTTGCAACGCATACGATAAATAAACAAATAAGGCTGAACAGCCAAAAATTATTTTTCTTCATATTGCATTTTTCCTTTCATATTGATATAATAATATTGTCCCCATAAGGGGGGAGGGGCTTTAAGCCCCTCTTGATGTTACCACCATCTAATGGCTGTTATCAGAGCAGATAGGGCAAGTATCGCTTTGATTATTAATTCGACCATTTTGATGGTGGATTTTTTTGGCTTTTTCATTTCCTCACCCCCTTTCATTGTCTATATTATACACCTAATAGGTGTATTTGTCAAGCGTTTTCTCACAAGAATATAAACAATTTATAAAATAATCCATAAATCAATCTTATGAATCTAATTTCTTGACTTTTATACTATTGTAAAGTACAATGAGGTAAGGAAAGTCGCACCGCAATCATAACTTGATTGCTATATTAACTTAGGTAATTTCGTAAAGGTTTCGTAAAAATGGCATTCATACAGTGTTTATCTGCTGTAAAATCGGGTTCGAATCCCTCCGTCTCCGCCATAAAAAGCACCGTAGTTCTGTTAGAATTACGGTGTTTTTTTGCTCAATATCAATAGTCGGGGGTAATCTGAAAAATTCGAGTATATGATATTTACAAGTGGCTAATTATTTTCACGCCCTGTATTTATTGATAAGTATAATCTAAAAATCCTATATAGCAAGAAAGTATTTAGACAATTACTCAGAGATTATACTAAACAGTTTAAACTTATACTCGGACAATACAAAATTAAGAGTAAGCAATTCAATGACATCGGACGAAACTCTGTTAAAAATGGAAGAGTTAATGAAGGACACTCCAACTGAACAAGAACTAATCAAGAGATTGGGCAAGAACTTTCCGCAGGAGTAAAAGAAAAAATTCTCGCTTGATGAAGATCTTGATGAAGATTATGATTTTACAGACGAAAAAGCCGGTGCAATCCATGATACGCTGAAATATTCAATGGACGAAAACAACAGCGAATGGCTTGTGAACGATGACGGCAAAAACAACATCAATGATTTAATCAAAGAAGCCATTGCTTTGGAAACAATGGGCAAAACAGGATTCTTTTATTTAGACAAAAAAAGAACCCAGAATATTTTTAAGAAGTCAGGGTACCGATTACCCAGCCGACTTAAAAATTCGGGTTCCAATATCATTATACGCACTATTGATGATAATGTCAATAAAAAATCAATAATATTACTCAAAGTAAACAATTTATCAGATGGTTCGGTGATTGGCAGAATAGCCCTGCAAAAGCGAGTAAAGTGGTAGACAACAACGGCTAATCTGAATAAATGTTGTAGTTGGCATCTCAAAAGATTATCGAACACCGTCTGAGTTGCTTCTATAAAACAGAATTTTCTGTCTGCGTGAATAACACATTTATCGCAAGCTTTTCTTTGTAACAACAAGTTAATTTATGCATAAAATATCATTGAATAAAATAACGGTTGGTGAAAAAAGGTGGCATTGAGTACAAGAGAATTGCTTGCAAGGCTTTTAAAATGTGAGGCAGGTGGGGAAGGTGAAAACGGAATGCGTGCCGTTGCATCGGTAATTGTAAACCGAACCCGTGTTCCAAACGGGGAATTTGCAAGAGTCAGCAAGGGCGGAGATTTCCGTGCCATAATGGAACAACCAAATCAATTTACCTGTCTTAAAACAACTGTCGGAGGACAATATAATCCTCAGAATGTTTACAATATACGCCCTGACGAAATTCACTATAACATTGCCGATTGGGCATTGGCGGGCAATACCGATTCATCTGTCGGAAATTCAATTTTCTATTTTAATCCATTTTCAGATACCTGCCCAACATTTTTTCCGTCAAACAACGGAGTAATTTACAACAGGGTAGGGGATCATTGCTTTTATTCGCCTACCGAGGCTTATTCCAAAACTTAAAGGAGCATAGCTTAATGGATAATTCTTCAAATATGGCAGTTAATACAACTCCTATGTCAAATCAGATTAATCCCGAACATCTTTACGGACTTGACAAAAACAAAGCCTGCCTCAACAATTCATGTCCGTCAAACACAGCGGATATCGGATATTATATTCCTGCGATTGACGAAATTATGCGACACAATCCGTGCGCACCGTCTGTTGCACACAATGATATTGCACACAATGATATGACAGAAAAAGTTCAAAAATCAAATGACAATCCCTCACTTGAACAGGCAGAAATAGCATATGAAGAGGGCGGTAGTACATCGGAAGAGCAACCTAAAAATATAAATAAATACAGCGGAAGTCTTCAAAATATACCGTTTATTAAGGACTTAAAAAAAATAGATACATCTATACCTGTTTTGCCTCCAACCCCTGCCACAACGGCGAGCTCCGGAGCTACTGTTGCAACGCCGATAATGCAGAATATTGGAATGTCGATGAGTGATTATCAATATCCTTTTCCTGTAACAGCCGAAAGTCTGAGATATCACAACGGTTTTATGCGAACACAAATCGGAAGAAGAATCACCGTTGATTTTCTCATGGGAGCAAACACAATTGTTCAAAAAACAGGCTATCTTTTAGGGGTTGCTCAGGATTATATCCTTATAAATGAGATTGACACCAACGACATCACAACCTGTGATTACTACAATATAAAATTTATAAGGTATTATTACTAAACCACAGCGGCAAAAGCTTTTAATATTAGTTTTTGCCGCTGACTTATTGTCATTATTTGCTATGTGTACATTATTTCATTATTTCAACATATAATTTCCCGTAGTATTAAAAGATTAAAAGATTGTAAGATATATTGACTTATTGCTGTAATTTGTGATAAAATAAGTGAGTAAATGTTATTGCTTTACAGTGTTAAAGTGATAATGTTCATTATATTATCAAACATTGGAGATGAATTTATGTTCTGTGAAAAATGCGGCAATAAGCTTAGCATTGGAGATGCTTTTTGCGAAAAATGCGGAGCTCCTGTTCCTCAGGAAAATCCCGTTACAACAGAAGACAACGGAGTAAATCAAAACAATCAGCAGTTCACACAACCTGTAAATTTTGACAACAATGCTAATGTCACAGGAGGTGTACAGCAGGAGGCACAACCGTATCAGGTTCAGAGTCAACCAAAAGTTAAGAAGCCTTTCCCGACAAAGCTTGTTGTAATTTGCGGTGCGGCAGCAGTTGTAATTGCAGGAATAATCATTACACTTTGTACACTTATTCCATACCTTAACAGAATTAAGCTTGATGACTACATAAAAGTTGAATTTGACAAAGGTTCTTTGTACAATGGTTACGCTTCCGCTGACATTTACATTGACAGTGATACTATTGAAAAAGAAAAGGTTTCTGATGATAAGAAATCAGACATTAATTACGGCAAGTATGCCGACAATATTTCAAAAGGCGACTGGGGAAGTGTGCTCAGCGATGCAGTAGATGATTATTCTGCAAGTCAGGCATCAGTTTCATCAATCCTTGATTACTGCAACATAAAGGCATATCTCAAAGACGCTAAAACAGAATCAACAACAGAGGATTCAGATAGTTTTTACACAGTTTCATCAGCAACCATAAACAACATCAGCAAAGATGACACAATTGTTGTTGAACTCAAATGGGATGACAGTGAGTCTGCAAAGAAATATATTTCCGAGTATGAAAAAACTCTCGGAATTCAGTTTGACAAGAGTGATGTCAAGAAAGAGCTCAAAGTCAGCGACATTCTTAAAGAGGAAAAAATCTCACTCAAAGATATGGTTGAAGTGGATATAATCAAGCATATAGTTGACAACAACCTTATCAAAACTTACGGTATAAACGACGGTGACCTTTCAATCGATATCGCTAAGTTTGACTACAAAGTTGATGATTACAAACTTAAATATGAATCAGGCTCTACTATCAGTGTGTATGATAAAAACGATGATTTTGTAGATGATTTTTATCTCAGCATTGACGGTAGTCAAAACTATCTTGATGAAGGCGATGAAGTAACATTCAAAGCCGAAAAAAAAATTATTCCAAACACCTCACTTATTATTAAGGACTCGTCAACAACAGTTACTGCTAAGGCTAACAATGTTATGACTTCAGATGAAGCAAAAGCAAATGTTGACAAAATAAATTCCGCTGTAAACGATTACATTGATGAATACTATTCATATCTCACATCTTATTCTCCAGTTGAAATGTATTATGTTCAGCCAAAGAAAGCATCTGATGATGAGCGAGCATTTATCCTTGTAGTTGAAAAAGGAAAATATGACGGTTGGTTTAACAGTTACGATACTTACTATTGCGGCATATACATCAAGAACCCTTATCTGCTTGATGACGAAGTTTATTCCTCAAGTATTGGCAGCAGTAGCGGTGATCAGAAACTTGCTGACTACAAGAAGTATGAGAGTTTCCTTAATTCAAAAAATTATACCGCAACAAAAATTTCTTAA